TGTCCCAATCGCCGCAGGACGCCTTGCTGCAACTGTTTAACAAAGGGCACGCGCGCATGGTATTGCTGCATTAAATAGCCCGCCTCAGAAACACTAATGTCCATTTGCGCGGCCAGCTTATTTTTTCCCATTCCATACATCATGGCGAGGTTTATCAATTTGGCTTGCTTGCGTGGAATGTCTGCCATGTCGGCAACCATGCTGTGAAAGTCCATGTCTGGATTGTTGGCATAGCCCTTGACAAACTCATCGACGCCATCCATGCCGCCGCCTTTCCATTCATTATAGACAGCCGCGTAGTGAACCAAGATCCGTGGTTCCTGCTGCGAGAAGTCAATGGCCGCCCACTGCTCGCCTTCATTGGGCAGAAACAGGGAGCGAATCATCGGCCCGAGTTCAGGATCGCGGGCCGGGATCTGTTGCAGATTCGGATTGTTCATTGATATGCGGCCTGAGACGGTGCCGCCTCTATCACCGCGAAGCTGATTGATATGGCTATGGATTTTGCCGTCGGAGTCCACATGTCTGAGAATCGAGTTGATAAAGGTGCCCTGAATTTTGTTCAGTTCACGGGCTTGCACGACAAGCCGTGGGAATTCGTGGGGGTGTTCCGCGAGAAACGCTTTGGTAAAGCTCGGCGCACCCTTTTCGGTGTGAGGATATTGAATGTTCTGCCCATCAAAGGCTTTCTTCAAACTCGCTGCAGCCCAAATCTCCACGTTGAATCCGGCGAGCGTTTTGATCTGTCGCAGCGTTTGCTTTTCTCTTTTCAGAATGGCTTGCTTGGTCCGTTCCGCGCGATCCGTGTCCACTCGTATGCCGTTCCACGTCATGTCTATGAGGCACGGTATCAGGGCTGTTTCCATCTCCCACACGCTGGTGAGTTCTTCCTTGGCGATCTGGCCTTTGAACAGTTGCCAGAGCTCCAGGGTGAGCACCGCATCCTGCTCGCCGTAAGGGCCGACGAACATGGCGGGCAGCTTCCACAGGCCTGACTTGGGATCGACACCGAAATCTCTGGCGGCTTCGGTAAGCAGGGCTTCGGACTTGGTTTTTCCCAGATAGTCAAAAGACAGGGCGTTGAGGCTGTAGCTGAAGCGGTTTTCGTCCAGCAGCGACGCGGTAATCATGGTGTCAATGATGCGCCCGGATACAGGAATGCCGAGTTGGCGCAGCCAGCCGATATCATATTGTGCGTTGTGGCAGATTTTATCGCCGGGTCCGCTCAGTATTTTCTTCAGCCATCGGCAGACAATGCGCTTGTCAAGATTGCCTCCGCCGCCGTGTCCGAACGGCACGTAGCCTGACCAATCTGCGGTAGCTACGCCTACTCCCACGACTTCGCCGTTTCCGGTGGGCCAGCCGGGGCCGCTTGTTTTAAGGTCCGGGTCGCGTGTTTCGAGATCCACGGCCATTTCTGAAGCGCCGCTGAGGTCGGGCAGTGTTTCCGGGGGCGTCCATTCGGAGTTCGCGTTGGAAAACATGGGGAATTGCAGGCGTGTTTCTTTTTTCATTTCTTGTCTGCCAGTGCGGCATAACCAGCTATGTCCAGCCAGCTATCCCGGTGCAAGGGTGAGGCAACGAGCCGTGACATTTTGACAGCGATCATGCACAGATAGACTTGGTGCGCGGTGACATTTGTTTCCAGAACCCCGCTCCACAGTTTTGCAATCCGTTGATGGTTGACGCTTGGGTCACCGTATTCTTCGGCCCGATCCCCTTCGATTAATGCCAATACTTCGTGCATAAAGTTTTTATTTTTATCCTTTGTTTTCATAGCATAGTTCTTTTTTCAAGCGGATTTTCATGTCATGTGCGCTGACGCACAGGCTGTCCAGTTGTGGCACATGATTATTGTCTGTTTCAACCAGCCGGATTAACACCTTCAACAAAAAAAGGCTGTTTTGAATCTGCTCGGGAGTGCCCGAGGGAATCGGCTTGACTTCCTCCGATTCGTCTTCCGGCTGCGGCCAATTCTTAAACGGATCTCTATCATTCATAGAGGGTAACTCCTTTGGTAGAGGTTGGGTTCGACAAGAAAGAGGTTTTGCTTTGCTCTCGTCACTGCCACATAAAAAATACGATGCAAGGTGTCGTTGTCGTACTGAGCTGCCTCTTCCGCAGCCGCAGTTAGATCGCTAAATACCACGACGTTTTCCGCTTCCCCACCCTTGCTCCCGTGAATCGTGGAGAGTCGAATTCGAGGCACGCCAGAAAAGTCTTCGCCGCGCCGCAAAATGGCAGAGCAGTAAACTTTATCCACGTCGGGCAGTCGGTCGAGTGCGGTGTCCCACTCCATATCGGCGGTAGCCAGCAGCCCATGTTGTTGTTGAAGCTGGTCCAGAGAGAATCGAGCACTTTCATCACCTTGAATGGTTTTGAATCCTCGTGCCACGCGCACGCCGTTGCCCCGCATAAAGCCGTACAGAATTTTGGCTTCGTCTAGGTCAATAAGGCCGTTCTTCTGCAGCTTTTGCCATGCCAGTAGCGCCGTTGATATTTTAAGTGGGACGGAAGGGTAGCCCGCTCTTTCAAAAAAGTAGCCGCCCTGTTTCAAATGTTCTGCAACCGGGTTGGTTTGATAGTGGGCCTGACTGACCACCAGCCAGTCACCCTTGGTGAAATCAAGCTGATCGACGGATGAAATTCGTTCCACGTGGCCCTTTTCTGGTCGCGGCAGGTATTTTTTAGGGTACCTGCGGTGAATTCGACTGGAAATCTTGCTTGCCAGTGCGTGAATTACTCTCGGAACGCGGTAGGACTGTTCGAGAATCTCTGCACCACCGGGCAGATTGATGAACTGGTCGATATCAGCACCCGCGAAATTGTAGATTGCTTGATCGTCATCTCCACTGCAATACATTTTTGTGGATTTGCCATCCAGAATGTGAGCTATCTCCCATTGGATTGCACTTAAATCCTGCGCTTCGTCAAGAAGGCATAGCTTGAAGTTCGGACAGATTTGCGGACCTTTCTCTATGAACAGTTCAAGCATATCCGTGTAGTCAAAAAGGCCGTTTACCTCTTTGTACTTTTGAAGAGAGCGAGCCAGATAATCGACCTCCGTCCAGCTATGTTGCAGCCGAGCCCGGTGATATTCGTCGTGGAGAGTCGTGCGCTTTAGCCTTGCCAAGGTGATTAGCCTCAGAATTTCACTCTCCCTCTTGACTGATTGGGTTACATTGTCGTTATTGCCGCCGGAGCCCGTCAGGTCAAATCCGGTCCTCTTTTCAAGCTCCTGATAGTTCTCTGTGCCCATAAGCTGGTCGGTGCTAAGGCCCGTGAGCCGGAAAGCGAGGCTATGAAGTGTGCGGAAATAGGGTAAATCCTGTTTGGGATCGAGCCCGAATCGGGCGGCGGCACGTTCTCTGGCTTCGCTGGCGGCTTTTCGAGTGAACGCCAGAAAGGCAATTTCAGAGGGCTGGGTGCCTTTTTCCAACTCTTTGTCCACCAGATTAAGCAGCGTGGTGGTTTTTCCTGTGCCCGGAGGCCCAAAGATTCGAAACACTAAAACGGCACCTCGCTCTGATCGCCAAAGTCGGGTATCTCAATCTCCACCGTGGCGGCACTGGTATACGACGGAATTTCCCATACGCGGACGGTTTTATCTTTTATGTTGATTTGTCGAGACTGTCCGTTTATGTCTCGCAGCCGTTGAGCAAGCTGATGCGTGCGATAGCTCTTGAAACCCATCTTGGTTAGGTGCGTTTCAAGGTCCGCCAGCCGAAACAACGTGATGCCCGCTGCTTCATCAGTCCACGGACGGCGTAAGAGAATTTCTTCTCGCTCCTGCGCTTGCTGGCGAGAGGTGCAGAATTCTTCCAGATGGGCATAGAATCGGCCTGGAACGGAAGCATCGGCTGAAACCTCAATGATGCTCTCTTCATTTTCTGTCATAGCGGAGAGCAGGCCGTTGATTCTCACTTCCCATAGCGGTTTTGTCACGCTGCGGGGCATAAAATTCAGTTGCTCAACACAGGAACGCTGAAAGATAGGCTGTTGCATCAGTGCTTCTGTATCCAGTTCCAAGGGCGTGCCGTT